CGTCCATGTTGGGCCATCACCCGGGGAGGGCGGTATGGCTGCTGCTGCTGCTGTGGAGGTTGTGGCGTCGCGGTTGGGCGCCGGTACTGACTGTGTGTCGTTGGAGACCCTGCACTATCTGACCAATGGGCTGCGCGGCCGCGGGGTCGCGTGCGTGAACGGGCCGCTGGATGGCGTGGTGCTGTACGCGCCGGCCGGGGCCCGCGATGTGGCGCTGTTCGCGCCGGGGGTGGTCAGCCTGTACCGGCTGCGTGAGTTGGCGTCGGGGCGGCTGCTGGAGTGGGTCGGGGACCTGGAGTGGCCGACGTGACCGGTCCCCGGTCGGCGGCGCATGTGCATCTGCTCGACCAGTCGGGTGAGGACATGCGCCGGCTGCTGGCCGACCTGGGGGTGGATGTGAGCGACCCGCGGGCCCGGGCGGGGGCGCTGGGGGCGGTCTGCGCCATCGGGGTCCTGTTCGAGTGCGCAGCTGGGTCGCTGGAACGCGACGGGATCGTCGAGGGGATGCGGGTCGTGCTGGCCGCGATGGGCCCGTGACCGCCGCTCGGCATGAAAGCGGTGTGCTGGCGCCGGTGACGCTGGGTACATCTGCGGAGCGAGCTGTACCGATCCCCCGCCGCCGGTGGATGGCGCACGCTGGCGGGGACGCTGCGCGGGCCGGGTGGTCGGATGTCGACCTTCTCGGCCCCCCCGGAAGCTTCGGCATAGCCTCCGGCCCGCGTGGCCGGCCACCGGCTCGATCGGCTGGTGCTGCTCGGTGGGCGACTGGAGGCCTGCGATGATGCAGTGGCTGGCCATGTACGCCGGCGGGTTCGTGGTCGTCGGTGTCGCCGTCGGGGTCGGTGTCCACCATTTCTGTCTGGGCTGGTTCATCAGCGTCCTGAGCAAGGACACCCTCGAGCAGGCTGTCCGCGACGCCGAGCGGCATCTGACCCGGCGGACCCAACGCCGCCGTACCCGGGAGCGGGCCCGGCGGATCCTGGCCGCCAACGGCGCCGCCACGCCGGCGGGTCGACATCAGGCGGCACGCCGCCGGTAGACCCTTGAGCGTCCACATTCGTTTAGTGTGATTTTGCGCAAGATGCCTAGAGGAGGAGGACCCCTTGCGTAACCCTCGCGTGATACTGACGGCTCCGGCCGTCGTCGCTCTCGCCGCCGCCCTGGCCCTGGCCTTGGCGGCCCCGGCCGGCGCCCAGACCAGACCTGTGCCCACCTCGGACCCGATCGTGGCCCTGCCCACGAACCCGGCCGTCAAGGCGCGTGCTCACACCAAGCTCAACGGCAAGACCCTCGCCGAGATCACCGACCCTGCCGACCAGGCGCTGCTGAGCGCGATGGAGAAGCTCGACCAGGCCGGCAAGAGCACCGGCACGATCCACACCGCCGGGTACACCACCACCGCCCAGTCGTCCTCGACCGTTCGGCTGGTCAGCATGGATCCGGGCTGTGACGTGGACAGCTCGACCCCCGGCGGCTACGACATGTGCGGGGGCACTGCCTGGCCCGACGGTGACGTGACCTCAAGCTGGGACGCCGGGGCGGTCAAGCAGACCTGCTGGGCTGGCCTCCAGGAACGCGACTCCGATGAGAAGTGGCGGGTCTGGGCCAAGTGCCACGTCACCGACCACGGTTCAGTGGTCAGCAGCTTCCAGGACATCGACTGGTTCCAGGCATGGAAGGTGACCCTCAACGTCCAGAACGGCATCCACAACTACGGCACCTCCGACCCGTCTGGTGACACCGCCACTGACTACTACCGGACCGGGACGAAGTGGCGAGCCAAGGACACTTACAGCCCTGGCCAGAACGGCGTCTTCAACATGGCCCGGTTCAACCGGACGTCGGTCAACTACCTCAACGTCTACGTGTCCACCAGCACCAACTACGTCTGTGGGGATGGCATGGACTGGGTCGCCGCTTCCAGTCCAGGGGTCGCAAGTTGCGTACCTGAGTAGCCGGCCAGGAGAGGGGGCACTATGGCACTACCGAGCATCTTGCGAGACAGCGCTGACGGGCGAATCCGTCTGAGTCAGTGGGCGCTCATCATCGGTGTCGCCCTGGTCAGCCTGTGCCTGGTCGCCTGGGCGTTCGTCGCCACCGAGCCGACTGCTAGCGGGTTCCGGTGCCGCCCGGGGCTGTGCATGTCCGACATCGGCTACAACCCCCCGCAAGGCTGGTATCAGGTCGGCGGCGACCTCAACGACCCCGACACCGGGCTGTGGCGGCCGATCCCCCCGGGTGGTGTCCCACCGGGCGGCAAAACGCTCCCGGCGGGCCCGAACGCACCCCGGGCGACCGTGCCGCCACCGACCACGGTCGGCCGCTGATGAATCACGCTCGACATCTGACCACAAGGCGGTAGAGTCACAGGACGGGAGAAGGGCCTGTGGGGCGGAGCTGATGAGGGCTCCGCCCCACAGCGTTCCCCGACCCGGGTGACCACGGGCTGTGGTTGACGAACCGCTCTACATGAACGCACTATTCAGGCGTCGAGCGGTTTTCGTCCCCCGAATGGACCCTGGTTGCCTGAGAAGCCGGTGTTGGCGTCGCGGCGGTGCCGTGCCCAGTCCAAGCAGCGCGCCCGCGCGAACCCGGAGCTGTCGGCTGAGGAGCTGCGCTGCCGCAAGCCGGCGATCCCGGGGGCGCTGGTGTGCGAGATCCACGGCGGCAAAGCCCCCCAGGTGAAACGCAAGGCGCGCGAGCGGCTGCTGGAAGCCGCCGACCCGGCATCGGCCAAGCTGCGTGAGCTGCTGGACTCCGACGACGAGGCCGTCGCGCTGCGCGCCGCGACCGCGATCCTGGACCGGTCCGGCAACGGGCCGACAACCCGGCAGGTCAACGTCGACGGCGGCCAGGTCCGCTACCAGATCGAGGGCGTCGACATGGACGCCCTGTGAGCGTCGACGCCGGCGTCGTCCACCGGTTCCGGCCCCGCGGCGCCTGCGCCGAGCTGTGGGCCCGCCGCGACTCCGAGGTCCTCGTCGCCGGCCCGGCCGGGACCGGCAAGAGCCGCTCGTGCCTGGAGAAGGTCCACATGGCGGCGCTCAAGTACCCGGGGATGCGGGCCATCCTGGTGCGCAAGACGCTGTCCAGCCTGACCGCGTCGGCGCTGGTCACCTGGCGCCGCTTCGTCATCCCCGAAGCGATGGCCGCCGAGGTCGTCGAGTTCTACGGCGGCTCGGCGCAGGAGCCGGCCCAGTACCGCTACGCCAACGGCTCCACGGTGGTTCTCGGCGGGATGGACAAGGCCAGCAAGGTCATGTCGACCGAGTACGACCTGATCTATGTCCAGGAGGCCACCGAGCTCACCGAGGACGACTGGGAGGCGCTGACGACCCGGCTGCGCTACGGCCGCCTGCCCTACCAGCAGCTCCTGGCCGACACCAACCCGGACACCCCCACGCACTGGCTCAAGGGCCGCTGTGAGCGTGGCGCGACGGTGCTGCTGCAGAGCCTGCACACCGACAACCCGGCGCTGTACGACGACCAGGGCGAGAAGACCGAGGCCGGCGCGACCTACCTGGAGAAGCTCGAGGCCCTGACCGGCGTGCGTCGCCAGCGGCTCCTACTCGGCCGGTGGGTGGCCGCCGAAGGCGTCATCTACGAGACGTTCGACTCCGCCATCCACGTCATCGACCCCTTCCCGGTGCCGTCGGACTGGACCCGCTGGTGGACGGTCGACTTCGGCTTCGTGCACCCCTTCGTGTTCCAGTGGTGGGCTGAGGACCCCGACGGGAAGCTGTACCTCTACCGCGAGCTGTATCGGACCCACCGCACCGTCGACCAGCACGCTGCCGATGTGGCCGTCTTCGCATCAGCGGAGCCGCGGCCGCGGGCCGTCATCTGCGACCACGACGCCGAAGGGCGGGCCACGCTGGAGAACGCCCTGGGGATCGGGACCGTCGCGGCTGACAAGCGGGTCCTGGAGGGCATCGACGCCGTCCAGACCCGGTTCCGCGACCGGCGCTGCCTGATCTTCAAGGACTGCCGAGTGTACCGCGATCCCGAGCTCGTCGAGGCCCACAAGCCGACGTGTACGGCTGAGGAGCTGCCCGGCTACGTGTGGGCTGACTTCAAGACCAAGGAGCAGCCCGTCAAGGAGCAGGACGACGGCTGTGACGCGCTCCGCTACATGGTCGCCCAGCGCGACCTCCTCGGCCGTCCGAGAGTGAGGTTCATGTGACCCAGCCGTCGTCGCTTCCGGTCGCTGGCCGTCATACCAGCGTCCAGGCTATCACCCCGTTCTTCGAGTTCGACCACCTGCCAGCACCGCAGCGTGAGGTTTCGGCCAAGGTGTACCTGCTGGCCGAGCAGATGCTCGCGGCGCTCGGCGACGGGCCCGAGCTGACCGTCGGGCTCCGCAAGCTCCTGGAGGCCAAGGACGCTTTCGTGCGGGCGTCGCTGTGACGACCACGGCCGCGTTCCGTGAGGAGCTGGCGAGGCTGCGCGCTCAACCGGCACGCGCCCCTCGCCGGGCGCTGCTGACCACCCTCGCGGTTGTGGCTGCGAGGGTGGTCGCGGCGCTCCCCCGGGCCCGCACGGCGGTCCTGTCGGTGGCCGGCTTCGGCTGCCTGACCGCGGCCGCCTGGACCGTCGGGACGGGCGCCGGCCTGGCCGCAGCTGGGGTGTCGCTGCTGGTGCTGGAGTACCTGGCCAACGACGGCGGGGGCGGGCGTCGACGGTGAGGTCCCCCCTGGGTGCGCTACTGAACCGGACCCCGGTCAAGCTGGGCATCCCAACCGGGCCGTTCGGGCTGACACTGGCCGCATCTGGCGCCGGCGACGCTGAGACCATGATGCGCCAGTACGGCGCCGTCGGGACGTTGTTCACCATCGTCCAGCGGATCGCGAACAGCGTGTCCGAGGTCGAGTGGCGGCTGTACCGCAAGCAGGTAGACGGCCGGGTCCGCTACGGCCCCCGCGAAGACAGCCGCCAAGAGGTCAAAAGCCACTGGGCCCTGGACGTGTGGAACAACCCCAACCCGTTCATGACCCGCCAAGAGTTC